AACAAAATTCACTATCATCTGGTTAAGACTGAACGCCCTGCTATTGAAGAGAATCGAATCGCGGAAAGCACGAGGTTCCATACAACGTTGGATGAATTGTTTTCAATCATGCAAGATGTAGCCGGAGACTATGCTGATAAGAATGATGCAGGCTTTATCATTCCAGTACAGTTTAAGGCCGTTGATGACCCTAGAGTTATATTGATAGATGGTTTTGTACGACGTAAGGCATCGAATACCGCCTACTGCACCATGATAGCCGTTGATGTCGATGATCATTTGACGATGGAATACATGGCTGAAAAGTATAGAGAATATTCTTGGATTATGTACACATCATATAATAACGGTAAAAATGGTGTCGAACGGTTTAGGATGATATTCGAAATCGAATCACCTGTAACAGCTGACGAATGGACTGAAATGCGTCCGGCAATATTACATTGGTTAGGTGGTAAGTCAGTGATTGATCAGACGTGTCTGTATATAACGCATGGATTTTATCTACCATCTTTTCATCCAGATAATGCAATGGATTTTGTGTTGGAACGAAATTTTGGAAAGGCCGTTGATATGCAGATGTTTACCAATGGTTCCAGTATTGCAAAGTTAGTTAAAGCAACGACCAATGCAAACGGTTCACGACCATCGGGTGGTACATATGTTGGTAAGCCATCGAACGCAACTGATGAAGAACGCCTGATGGTATTGGATGAGTTGCGTGATGCAACCATTGATAGCTATTCGGTGTGGTGGCAAGTCGTGCAAGCACTTAAGAGTGAAGGATATGACCTGAATGATGTCCTGTATGCCATGTGTGATAACCCGAACCATGTGTCCCCAAATACCGGCATTAAAGATCAAGCGATGTGTGAGAAGACTTTTAATCAGGTAGAGGTACAAGACTCAGGTATGGGTAAGTTGGTCACTGCTATTCGTTCGGGTGGTAATGCTGACTTTTGTATGTTGTCGGGATATTCAAGTGTTCAACCAACTGTAAAGATGGCGAAGCTAGGCGAAATAAAGAAGAACATGATGGACGAACTTAACAGCTTAAGAGGCGGGATGTAATTAGATGAGTGACAATAATAATAGTGGTGCAAGTGATGTACTGGATAGTGTAACGACTGATACTGATTCGGTGGTGGAAGTAGTTGAGATAGTTAAAAGACCTTTTACGCAATTATTGAAAAAGGAAAAAAATGATCTTGAACTATTACGACACCAATTGGGTTTATGGGTTAGTTCTGGCGGTGAGCGCTCACCTAATGCTATTAAGTATCAAGATAGAATTGATATAGTAGTTGAATTACAGGTGCAAGCGAAAGCAAAGGATGAAGCTGACGCGAAATTGAAACGGAGTGAAGCAGCAAAGAAAGGTGTTGCCACAAAAGCTGCAAAGAAAAAAGAGGCTTTACGTCCAGCACTTGCATATTCGCAATTGAACAAGGAAGAGTTAGACAATATCAAAATGTTGTCAGACTTATTGGATCAGTACATTACCTATGAAGGTGAACGATGTCCTGATGCGGTTAAGCTCCGTAATCGCATTGTTACTGTTGAAGCTGCCCGTGACAAGGATTGGGTTGTCGCCATTGATATGAATAATGCTTGGGATGAAGCAGCAGAGGAACGAGCAAAAAAATCGCCTATGTTGTTTTCACAGCTACATGGTATCGAGAAGGCCGACAGAGAGAAGATGACAGCACTACGTGATCAATGGATTACATTCGCTGGTGATCGTGACAAGGAAGCTATCAAATTTATAGATCATCTGAACAAGTTGGACGAAGAAGCTGCGACGGCAAAGATCGGAGATATTGTCGATGGCATTGAAAAAATCTTCGAGGATGAAAAGAAGCACGATTACTATGTCAAGGAGGTCAAACGCCTTGAGAAGATGATTGAAGCTTTGCAGTTCCACTATGTTGTGGAAATGGACAACCATTATTACTGGTTACAGGATGCCAACAGATGGTCTACGGGCATCAATAAGACGGCGGCTAATACCAAACTTCAGATCAGTGGTGGTGTACAACAAGCTGCCTATGATCTAGTGATGGAACGATTGAGCCGTAATCGAGATAATATTGAGTGTACCTTCAAACCATCAGGGGATTCAGCCTTCAATATGATGTCGATGGATCACTGGCTGAAGCCGAAGTATAGTAAAGATGATTCGGAATCGGGTTATCATCCAGTGTTTGATATGTTGTTTGACACACTATCTTCAGGACGTGAGAAGTATCGAGACCACCTTGAGATGGTGATTCTATGGAAGTGGTTGCATCCAGAAGAATACAGACTACCGGCAATCATGTTCTATGGTGAATCGTCTGGTGGTGCTGGTAAGAACACCCTATTTTCTACGATACTCCAAACCATCTATGGTCGGGAACAGGCCGCTGTGTTGAAGTACAAAGACATATCCGGTGATTTCAATGAATCCCAGATGGGTAAAGTGGTATTGCTACTGGATGAGATGCAACCCGATAAGAAATCAACGGAGTTGATGAAACAAGACAACGGCAATTCCACGATATCAATCAATGGTAAAGGAATGAAAGTCGTGATTGTAGATAACACTTGTCATCGGTGGTACACATGTAACGATGGTGTTACGTCCATGTTGTTGTCTGGTGCTATTCAAGATAGACGGTTTAGTCCTATCGAAATTCGTTGGGGGTTGGAAGAGACTATCAGGAAGATGGCTGAATCGGGGTTGATTAATATTTCGGAGTTTGGTGAACCCATTGAGTGGTTTTTTCAGCATGAACATAATTTGTCAGATAGTAATCAGGTTGCTCTATGGTTAGGTGCTATGTTGAATAAGCATAAGGCGACTATCGATGCTCATGAATCGGCAAAGACGTACCCAAGGTGTTTGCATGGTGAAGACTATCTTAACGTGCTGGCGAAGCAGGGAGGACCATTCACTGATGCGATTGAACGAGTGTTCAATGATGAATTTACCAACATTACTTTGAAGGAAGCACATGCTTATTATCTGGAAGTTATCGCAGATGATTACCAGAATGTACAGTCCAGATTCACGAAGAATTTCAAGTCATTTTGCGATGATGTGGATGTCTATATTGGTAGAAACAAGCTTCCAGTGGAACGCAAGAGAGTGAAAATGGACGATGGAAAACAGAAAGAATCTTGGATTGTGTTCTGTAATCGGGGTAGCTACCAGTATGTTGACAAGGCACTTTACGAGAAAAATGATCTGGGTGATCGAATTTCAGTCAGTACGATAGATTGGAATTTGGCTCGAAATTGGGGTGCTCGACTCGCTGCTGGAAAAGGAATAATGCTCGGTGAAGCTAAACATTATAATGTCAAGAGACTAACGAGATTGGTTGATGTCATGAAAATGATGGAAAATGACATGGAAAATGACTCCGAATAGTTGGTGAAAATTAAAATGGGTAGGAAGATTGGGTGTTTTTTCGGGTCAAACTACTATTTTGGGAAGTGGGTAAAATCCTACAACCCGCATTCCTACGCCATTCTTCTATCTCTATATGTAGTAATAGTATAATAGTAGTTTAATAATAATATTATATAAGAATAGGTAAAGGAACGTAGGTGTAGTAGGTGTTGTAGGTGTATACCTAAGCGAATAGAAAAAGGCACGACATTATGCTTTTTTTATTATGGTGTAGCTGTGTTGTTTTGGTTGTGTGTATGTGTGTATATGGTTCTATAGAGGACGGTAGAAAAAGTACTCTACTATTCTATACTTTTCGATGACTGGGAAAATTGGATGCTGAAGGGAAAACGAAAATTTGGTAAGTCGTCTGGGAAGAAGACAGGTAAGACAAAGCATGGTAAGAGGAAGCCATTTAAGAAAATGTCATTGGAAGAATGGCAGAAGTCTGTTGGCTGGCTTTCCCGCGAACAATGGATAGCTCAACAGCAAGCATCGAAGAACGAAGAGAAGTACAACAAGATGATGACGAAATATGTAAATCATCGAATGTGGCTGAGAGACAACCCTGATTACTTTAAAGGAGCACCCTATAAGTTTGCTCGACACTGGATACTTGATTCAGTCATCCAGAAGGAATGGCCGACATTTTGGGAGTATGGACAAGACTGGGTGTTATTCACTGCTCGACATCCAAAAGGTACAGAACACAATCTACAACAGTTGGAAGACTGGAAAGAGATATATGAATATCTTAAGGACGAAGGACACGACTATCGAGATCGGGAATACCGCGATTTTATTTTGGGAGCTTGACGAACTATGATCGGCTATAACTTGGCAGGCGAAGCACATCAAGACACTACAGGAGCTATGAGGTTCGCGATGGACATAATCTACAAGCACGCCACCGTTATTGCGAAAGCTTTGGAACTACCAAACCTATGACATTCGGTGAACTCGATAATTTACGCATTAATCAGCAAGTACATCTCACAATGACTGATTTCGAGCTACGGTGTTTGCGATCTGATTATATCAACTATCAAAAAATCTACGATGTGTACACTGGACAGCACCTCTACTGCAGTATCGCCATAGATTCAATCGACGAAATGATGAACTTCCGGTTTCGAACTCAAACCATACCAGCGCTATTAAACATATGAAAATCAAACAATCAGAACTAGACAACTATGAATCGCAGTATCGCGATCTCATGATTCACAGACAGGAGTTAGCTGATGAACTCGGATGCACTATCGAAGACCTACCCTATAATTTCGATTATCAGGATTTACTGGCACTGAGAGACGAGCAAGCACTTGAAGCATCAATGAAGAAAACCGTAATCGACATGGACAATCTATAATGCCTATCATCACACACACCGAATTCGACACATCATACAATCAGCATTTGAAGCTGCATCCTTTCACTAAGCTTTCAAGCCATCGAATACATCTAGTTCAATCAATAGCTGAACTTGATGTCAATAACAGGTACTACACAATAGACCATTGGCTACTATCCGAAGCATTGGTGCATAACCAGCGCATCGAAGCGCTAGCGGTCATGTAATCATCCCTGAAACCAATCCTAACCCTCCACAGGACCATATCTCTCACCCTACCCGCTATACTGGTATTGGTTGAGAATTATCTCTTGTTATACGGCCTTACAGGGGCTATTACGAGCATTCATTTGAAGCAAATAAGTGTTCATTTCAATGACACACACAATACATCGGGATTTCCGTATTATCACCCCCTAATCATCGGAAATATCTGACATAAAAATAATTTCAGCGAAATAGTCGAGGTTTCCTAATAAAATTAAAATAATTCCCTACCATTTGTGATGTTTTTCACATTATCGAACATTATCGAACATTATTGAACATTATCGGGATGTCAAGTCGTGGGAGTATTTGTTTTGCGTTATGCGATACATTTCTGATTATCAGAATTATCTTGGCAACTTTATAATGTTGGCACGATCCTTGCAAGGGTGACAGGTATTGCATTATATAAATTATCTTGGCAACTTTAGGTTGTACTGTATATAATACCAGTGATACTAAGCTATGTTATTTTGAGCTGCGCAAAATTGGTACGGAAATTCAGGTCGCTACTATAATTTTATCATGTAAAATTAAAACAGTCTGTGAATGATCTCCCATTATCGATAAGCCGTTTTGTTTTCAAATTATGCGGGCCTTATCACAAGCCTATGATCTCATTAGGATTTCCACACATCCCTCCCGCCTCCTATTAGTATACAACCATCCCGATGCCATGTCTGTTAACTCCATCGACTTTCCAGACAATCCCCAATCATCCCTAGACCATGCAATGACTATGTTACTTTGAGATCCCTGCACTATACTAGACCGATGTTATGCGGTAACACTATCCAATATGCACTATGTAACACATGCACTATAATGCATCCCAGCATATAACCACCGATATAACCACCACCATCCTGCACTATATTTCTATCATCCTAATTCTAGGAAAGCGCTCTAAGTTATTGTTTTATAGGCATTTTATTTTCAACCACCACAACAAATGCCAACCAATACCAGAGCTATAGCCTATGCCATGATCGTTATATGTTGCTTATTAAGCAATAAATTGCATGATAGTGAAGATATATTGCTGATTATCGGAACTATCTCTCATCATCCGACCATCGGATATGGTCCAAGACAACCACCGCAATAACCACCGAATAATAATGATTGTCTGATATGGGACTTGCATTCCATTTTTGATAATTCATGATCATGAAATATATTTCTGGTTTTGTGAGGTAGGTTCCATTTCTGAAAATAAAATAATCGAGAACATAGGCAAGGATCGTGCCATAAAAATTATTGATTATGTGATACTGGTCGGATTATTGAAATTGTTTTATTTTATAGAAACGTTAAGTTCATCATGTTTTTTTCGCTAACCGCAGATTTCTACCAGTCACTGTTTTAAAACCCCAAAAAACAATTTTCAAAAACCCAAAAACTTGTAACTTGACTTTTCAAAATTAAAATAATCTAACACCCTTACCTACAGTAAGGCCATCATGTAGAATAGTTCACCACCTAAAGGCCCGATCAAACGATGTTTTTTAATTGGCTAAATATCATGATATGAACAACTTAGAACTATTCGAGACAACCCGTCGTCTACTATCAGCACCAGCAAAAGGCCAGATTGATCAACTCGAAGCAGCCAGCATATTGATCGATGACGATGTGACACGATTTACTATTAATCTTAAAAGTACATCACTCGCAGCTGATGACCTGAAAGAAAACCGCAAACAGATCCAACGACAACTGGATGAATACGACGAGTGTATTGCATACGTTACACAAATGGGAACCGACCTTGCTGCAACTATTGCACACTATAAACATGGCTAAGACAACCACCCTATACCTAGATCATCCGTTCATATCATCCCAGCTTGCCCGATCACATTTCAATCAAATCAATGGGCCATTAAATCTATTCATCCAGCGAACCATAAGCGATACCATCGAACTTAAGCGATACGTCAACAACACATATGCCAACCGACCAGACAAAAAACCACGAAAGATCAGAGTAGGATTTTTCTGTCTTAATGCAACCAAAAAACAATCCAAACAAATCGAAAAAATAATCCGAACTACTGAAGAAGACTTCAGTTATTTGATACTTCAACCAAACTTCATTCAAGACTTCATAAACTTTGAAGATAGTCGTAAGTCTGCAAGAATTCGTAAATCTATTCCATACTCAAAGTTTACCCGAACCTATCTCGATCCGATCATCAATGAACTTACCCAATTCTTGATACAGCGCCAGTCAACTGATTTAACAGTCATAAATAATGTGGCAATTAAATTAAAATGCGCGAGAGAACTATGGCTGGCAATAAGAATCCTAGCACTAACAAGCAAAAAACATCAAAAACTTCTAAGCAATCAACTAGAGAAGACACTATTCAAAACAAGATAAGAGAATTTGAATCCGATTCTATTGAAGCATTGTGTGCCACCCTTGGCATACCCGACCCGTTAACCATCAGTCTCAAGATTGCAGCTGGTACTCTCTTTGATGAAAATTACCATGATCCAAAGATGCGCGGAAAATCTATCCCCCTTAGAGAAATACGCGAAGCTTCCAGCCGACTATTAAGTTTTCAACGTGCTGCCAAACAAGCACCAGTACAAGTTGAGCATTCAGGCACCATCGAGCAACACATCACGCATGATATTAGCCCAAGTATGGCACAAGTTAAAGAACTTCTTGCCATTGCTAATGCAAATGATGATCCGAACGCTAATGAACACAAACTCCCTGATCAAGACATTATCGAAGGTGAGGTAATACCCACTGACCCCACCGATTCAGAATCTTAATGTCAGCACAAGCACAACCAAACACAAGCACAACCATAGACCCACACATCGTTGAAGGCTTGGACGATCTTGTACGCGAATATGGTGGCGGCTTATTAACTCCAGAAGCCATTAATACTATTTTAGACAAATATGAAAGCCCTGATAATTACAGTCTATATCATCAGTTGTTAATGTCACCAGAGAAAACACAGCTGGAATTCTGGAAGGGTAAGTCAACACAAGAAATTGAAAATCTACTTTATAATCTCGAATTTTCAGGCAATTCATACCAACAAGTACCACCCGAAGATCAATTTAAAACATTGTTTTGTTTGGGGAGGAGCGCCGGAAAGTCCTACACTGGTGCATCTATCGTGAACGCGTGGGCGATTCGTTACCCTCGGTGTAATATAGCCATGATTGCACCAGATAAAAAAACACTATCCGAGCAGATGGCTGCAAACATCGTTGAACGCTGTCCACCATCGATAAGAAAAAATGTTGTACATAACTTATCTACCGATAAAATCACCTATCCCAACGGTTCAACAGTATACGGATACCTTGCATCTGCACCTAATACAATGCGTGGCCCTTCTATTTCCTTCGCATGGATAGATGAACCAATCGCGATGGGCGAAAGACTTGATGAAGTGTTAACACAATTAACCGTTTTTATGCGATCAAATCAATTCTCGTCGACAAATGATCATAAGCAGGTGATTTTCACAACTACACCAGAAGCAACACCATCAATGCTTGCATTACGAGATCAGCCTGACATGGTAACAGTCCGAGGGACATCCATGCAAAACGGCGCTATCTCCCGATTAGACAGATACCGAATGCTTGAAGGCTTAGGGCTTACACGAAAGGGTAGACAAGAAATATTTGCATCATGGGAGCAAGATCAGGACGGCGCACTGTTTAAAAAACCAATGTTTGATGATAATAGAGTGTCACACTTACCTTGTTCACTTGAAGAATTAGATAAGTGCATTATTAGTGTTGATCCGACAAGCTCAAAACGTAAGAGGGACATAGCAGCCATCTTTGTCATCGGTTTGAAAGGACGAAATGCCTATCTGTTAGCGGATGTATCATTAAACGGAACACAAGACGAATGGGGACAGGCTTGCGTTAAAGCGTTTTATAGATACAATTGCGATTATGTACTCTACGAATCAAATGCAGCAGGAGCCGCCACAGAGTTTATCTTACGAACTATCGATGACTCAATTCCCTGCAAGGCAGTCGTAAGTGTCGAAAGCAAAGAACGAAGGGCAGAACCCGCCGTAATAATGTACGAACATGGTCGTGTTCAACACGTTGGACCTGCAAAACATTGGTCAAATTATGAAAATCAATGCCTAGATTGGGTTCCCGCAAAATCAAGGAAGAGTCCCGATCTAATCGATGCCGCAACTCAAGGTATAAATCATCTCCTTCATAAAAAACGAGAAGCAACCGCATCGTTCTTTTAAGATGAAATCCCAGCTACCCACGATCATCGCCTAAATATGCCTTGTATATACAAAATTAAGGACCGTCGATAATATGGGAAATAAGATTCTGACAAAGCAGAACGGAAAGTGGTCTGCATCTGATGATACAGAAACAAAGAACGGCGTAATCAATCTAGCTACGATGGCGGCAATGTTTGATGGATCTGATTCCGCAACATGGAAGAATTTTAACTCATACGGTACATGTGCTCAAGAGGGCATGATTAAAAACGTCGTAGCTGGCAGATGTATCCAGTATCTATCACAAGCTATAGCAAGCCTTGAATGGGTATTGAAAGATTCTGATGGTAATCCTATCCAGCAACATGAACTTTTAAAGCTATTAAAGCGTCCTAATCCATCGCAAGGTACATCCACATTTTTCCAGTCTTTAATGGTCCATAAGCTATTGTCTGGATCGTCTTATATCCGCGCTATCCGACCAAACGAAGGCAAGCCACCGACCGAACTAGAATTACTTCGCCCAGATCGTGTAATGATTAATCAAGGTAATGCTCGCCTACCACTGTCATATACCTACCATGATATTGATTATTCCAAAACCTTCGAAGTTAATCAGCTCAATGGTGAGTGTGATGTATTGTGTATCAAGTATCCACACGCCCTATTGGATCATGATGGACTATCGCCAACCCATCAAGCAGGCCGAGCCATTGCTTTGCATAACGAGTACACCGAGTACAATAAAAGGACACTCGAAAATGGTGGAGCATTATCAGGGATGGTGGTTGCGAATAATGATTTAAATCATGATAGTAAAGAACAACTTAAAAAAGAATTTGTTGAAAACTATACCGGCGCTAAGAACGCAGGCCGACCGCTATTCGCCACTGGTGATATCAAATGGAAAGAGATCGGACAATCATCAAGGGAACTAGAATTCAGCCAAGGCATGATCGCAGTAGCTATCCAAATCGCGACAGCATACGGTGTCCCAGCCCAGTTAGTGAATATACAAGAGGCAAGCACCTTCAACAATGTAAACGAAGCCAGACTTGATGTATGGGAAGGCACGATCCTACCAACTGCTGACAATATCGTCGATGAACTTAACCACTGGCTAGTATCGATGTATCCTGAAGAGGGCATCGAGTTGTGTTACGACAAAGACAAAATTAGTCCACTCGAAATCCGTAGACAGGAAAAGGTTAAAGCTTTAATCAAACTAAAAGGCGTTCTGACAACCGCAGAGATTCGGCAACAACTTGGATATACTAACATTGAAGATGAGCCTGTACTGGAAGACGAAGAAGAAGAAGAACAAACATCAGAACCAGACCCAGAGTTAGAGCAAGAAACTATCGAAGATGAGCCTGTCATAGAAGAGTCAGAGCCAGAAGCAAAACAAGAAACCAATACAACTACAAATATCGTTCGATTCATAAAGGATGATACTCAAACACCAGTGCAAGAGCTAAAACTATCAAAACAAACAACAAAAAATATCATAGAAGAACAGCTTAGTGATGAAATCCAACTCCAAGAAGATATTGAACAGTTTTTAAATAATGTGCAAGAGTCAAAATACTTTAATTCAGACAAAAAGAACAGAGACTTCGAGTTTAAAGCGCTTGATATAGAATTCGATAGCCTTACCGAAACTGGTGAATTTGTTGGTTATGGTGCAGTGTTTTCGAATCTTGATTCACATAACGATATTCTCTCTCAAGGCGCATTTAAGCGCACACTTGCATCATTGTCCCAATCAGATCGACAGATACCCGTCTATTTTAACCATGATAGTTCTGACCAGATCGGCGTATACACTGAATTGCATGAGGATGATTACGGATTATTCGTTCGTGGCAAGCTTGATCTATCGAATCCTAAAGCGCAACAAGTGTATACCATGATGCGCAATGCCCAAATTACAGGGCTATCAATCGGCTATGTGACCATTCAAGGCCAACGCGATCAAAATACAGGTGTCCGAGTACTTAGAGAACTGTTGCTTAGGGAGATATCGGTAGTCAATTTGCCGTCAAATGTCTTATCACGCATCGTTGAAGTTAAAGCATCAAAACCAAACGAATCATAAATAAACTGAATACACCGAAACATCATTAAAACTCGGATCTGAACCCGCGCAAGCACTTCACAAGACGACTCTTTAATAGGTTTCAAATCACCTAAACAATGGAGTTATATTGTGGAAAACGAAAACACAGAATCAAAACAAGAATCTAAAGAAGTTCTCGATGTCAAAACCGAAATCGCAAAAGTATTTGAAGAATTCAAAGCACAAAACGATAAGGGTAATATCGAGACAACTGATAATCTTAATCGAGCTATCAGCGATCTTACCGATGAAGTTACCGAACTTAAAACAGCAGCCGCTCGAAGCCAAGCATCTGATCAAATCAATGAAAAAATTGATGCGGATGTCGAAACTAAAGCACATGCCGACGCTTTTCGCCAATACGTATTAACGGGTAACCTACCCGAGTATAAAGCAGCCATTCACGCTACCGATACACCAGCGGCTGGTGGAGCCATCGTACCCATCGACTTGCAGCGTTCTATCGTAGAACTAGTGAATGAACTTACGCCTATGCGTGGCGTTGCAACAGTAGTATCTGGTAGCCAGAAAGGTTATTCAGAGCCTGTACAGACATCTGGTGCAGAAAGTAAATGGGCAGGCGAGAAAGATGTGCGCGTGGCTAGCGAAAGCCCTGAGTATTCACTTTTCGAACTGACAGCGAACGAGCTGTATGCATATCCAGTAGCCACACTGGAGAGCATCGAGGACTCCATGTTCGATTTAGGCGCATGGTTCACTCGCACAGTGGGAACATCTTTTGCCGAGAACGAAGAAGACAAATTCATTAACGGTACAGGTGCTAAAACGCCTGAAGGTCTGTTAACTTTCGTCGGCGCTACTGGTTTTCAAGGTATTCAGAATCTTACTGGTTCTAGTGCTACCGAAATCACTGGTGACGAACTGATTGATTTGCAATTTGCATTGAAGCCAGTCGCGCGTGGTACAGGTTCTTATCTCATGAACGGTCAAACCCTTGCAGCTATTCGCAAGCTTAAGACTACATCAGGTGAATATCTGGTCAGCTACGGTCAACAACTTGATGGTAATGGTGTCGTACCTTCTGTATTTGGTCGTCCAATCGTTGAATCTTTTGCAATGCCTATTGCAGCCACTGGTAACACGGTTGCAGTATATGGAACGCTGAGTGATTATTTTGTATACGATAGGATGGGCATCGCCGTGATAAACGACGAAATTACACAGCCCGGTTTTCGCAAGATGTACACCCGCAAAAGACTTTCCGCAGCGGTACGTACTGGCCAAAATATGGCAGCGCATACCTTAGCATAAGCTATTTTATAGTTTAAATAAAAATCAAAGGGGCTTCGGCCCCTTTTTTTGGTTCATCAAAACAAAGACCTAAATACAAGCAGACGGAGAACTTTATGCCTCAAGTAAAATTCATTAAAGCATTACAAACAAGCCCAAATAACAAACACTTCAAAGGTAAATCGTTTGAAGTTGATGATGTCGTGGAAGTATCTGTACCCGTTGCCGATTCATTGGAACTATCGAGACATGTAATGGTTTTGAAAATGGATAAGCCAAAGCCAACCGAGTCAGAACCAACCGAGTCAGAACCAAAACCAAAGACAACCAAGCGTAAGACAAAATCTAAAACAGCGAAGTAATCAGATGCACTACGAATTGATTGACGAAAGTAACGAACAACCAATACAACTTACGGATGTACAAGAATGGTGTGTACTTGATGAGAGTGATGAAGCACTAACACAAAACATCATTGAGCTAGTCGTTTCCCGTTTCCAACATCATACCCGTCGTCAATTGATAAATGCTACGTTTGAACTAACGCGGCATTGCTTTGATTATACAATCCCGCTACGTAAGCCGATGGTATCCGAGATTGTTAGTGTCAA